TGACCATCTCCCGTACCACAGGGAGGTAGTAGTTCTGGAGGATGGCGTCCGCTGAAGTGGTAGTCTGTGGTGACATTCACTCAGCTCCTTCTAGCCTTGACCGCTACCGCGCACGAGGAGTCGAACGACGATGCCCGTGAGGACAGTGCCACCCGCCACCTCGTGAGCGACTGCGTTGGCTGCGGCAGAGCTGTCGAAGATTTGCAGCTTCGAGTTCGTGTAGTCCCAGGCAGACTCCCACCCGCCAGTCTTGGACATGCCACCAGCATCCACGAAGTCGATCCGGCCACTTCCACCGAATCCGAGGTCCTTGGACGCGAGGGGATACCCACCCGCGGGATAGGAGCTGTCGAGGGTCACGTCTACGATCCGCTCGTCTCCGGAAGCCCCACGCCGAACTATCGTTGTGGTAGCTGCCATCAGCTCTCCTGTTCGATTCCCGGAAGACGCCCTGCCTTGATGTCCGCCAGTATCTGCTTGTTCGCCGCCCCGAAGTCCTTGAACTCCTCGGGAGGCGACGGCGCAGCTGCACTACCGGGCACCGTGCGAGGCGTTCCCGTACCACTCGACTGAACAGCCGACCCAAGGGAATGGTCCCTGTCCTCGAGGTACGAGGCGCGTGCTGACTCTGCGAGTTGCTCGAGAGTCTCGAAGCCACCACGACCTGCTGCGGCAGCAACCCACACGAGCTTCGTCCGTTCGGGAACGTCGAGCCCATCCTGCTCATCCAAGCTGTCCCAGTGACGAACAACGAGGTCCAGACGTTGCTGTGACTCAGCCTCGGCCTGCTGCTGCCTCAACTGATCCACATACGCAAGTCTTTCGGCCACCTCTGGAGGAATGGCAGGCTCACCGTCGCCCTCGCCATCGGAGCCTTGAGCGCCAGCACGAGGTTCCACGAGCAGCGATTTCATCGCCGTCTTGGCCTCGTCGGACAAGTCCTGTTGGCTGTCGATGAGAGTGCTGATGATGCCCTTTGGATCCTCGATGTAGGCGGCCTCGAAGCTCGCCAAGCGAACCGCGGAGTCCGGTTCGATCCCATATTGTGCCAGCTCCTCGTACTGCTTGAGGTTCTGGTACTGGGTATTTACCTCCTGGAATCGGGAGTACGGAATCGTCTCAGGAGGACCGCCCCGGTCGGTATCGGTGTTTTGCGCCCCCGCGGGCGGACTCGGTGCGTCCTCCGTTCCGGTACCCGGTACTGCAGCGTCGCCTTCGAGCCCTCCGTCGGCCTCGATCTGCGCCTGCATTCTGTCTGCCATCTCGCCCACAACTACTCCTTCCGGCCTACGATTTTACGCCCTCGGTGGCGGGTGGGCCTGCTGGAATTGACTTGCCAGGTTCGCGCATGGTGGACGCCCTATGCTCCTCGCGGAGCTTCTCATCCCTCATGGCGAGCCTTCTCGCGCGCTCAGGTGTCATGCGATATGGGATACGCTTCTCGATGGACTCAGTGATCTCAGCCTCGAGAACCTCACGCTTCTCCTTGAGCAGCCTCGTTACGTCTGCCGTACGGACGACCTGGCCTTGACTCGTAGAGATGGAGATCTTCTCGATCTCCTCGAGTGCGTCGTTCAGGTTGCGGATGTCCTTAGGCAAACTGATCCGGCCTTCCGTGCGTGTGGACCGACTTGAAGGCGTCGGCAGTCACGGACAGCCGAACACCCTGACCCCGCTCCTGCACGAGGTAGTACCCGTCGGGTGACGTGTACGTCTTCGTCTCACCCGTGTCGGTGTCGTGCTCGACACTGACGGGCCACTCGACCACAGCTGCGACGGCCCCATCGAGCTCGTCGGGGACCTGATCGCTTGCGCCATCGAGGGTGACCCACGACTCCGCGTTCAGCGGGGCCTGGAACTCGCCTTCGTGCTCGTCCGTGGGGAGGTCCGCCACGTCAGGCTCGATGGGCCTGAGCTGTGGGAACTCCTCCGACGGGAACGGACCAGCCGCGCTCTCGGGCGGTGCTGCTTCATCCGCACCATCAGTGGCTGTCTCGTCAGCCCCCGAGTCGGCTTCCTCGATCGCGGAGATCAACTCGGCCTTGGTGTCGTCAGGGCTGTACTCCACGCCCAACTCGTCAGCGTGAGCCTGCAGCTCAGCTTTCGAGTAGTCGCTTAGGTCTTCGCTACTCACTTCTTACCTCCCTTCAACCTCTTCCTCGCAGCGGATGCTACGTCTGAACCCATGATGGACGAGTAGCAGATGGCGTAGGCATTCTTGCCCTTGCCCTTCTTCTTCACATCTGCGACGCAGCGCTCCATCCTGGGCCACATCGACTTAGGCATGTTGGAGTAGGGCATTATCGCCTCGTCGGTAGTGGTGGCTCACGGCGAGCTGTCATCTGCGTTTGCCCACCTCCGATGATGTCGGGGATCTGTGTGTTCTGCCTGACCATGCCGGGCGTACCGGGTGGAGGTGGTCCACCGTTCCCAGCGGGAATGCCGCCAGCACCTTCGGGGGCGCCCTTCGCTGCCGCTTGCGCCTGAGCAGCTGCAGCCTGCTGGTCCGCCATCATCTTTTGGTGCATAGCAACATGTTCGTCGAAGAGCCGGACGATGCCGGGGTGAGATATACTCAGCTTGTCGAACTCCTCATCCATCATTTGCATGGTGTGGTGCTCGATGTGAGTCGCGTGGTCCTGCCACGCCTTGACCGGTACCGCCGCACTGACGGTCTGCTGCACGTCGCTTTCGTCGGCGTTCTTGGGTAGATTGAACATGCCCATGGCGAGGCCGTGGAGCATGATGTTGTTCTCACGGTTGGCCTGGTTCACGTTCATGTCCTTGACGGAGGGAGCGCCATTACCAAGATCCAGCATCTCCTCGATCTGCTCGGGGTCGGTGAGTATACCGAGGGACACTAACTCCAGCGTGTATTGCTGGCGTGCCGCTTTGGACCTGGGCATGGCGCTCCCAGCTTGGCAAATCACCTGCGTGTTGTCCTTGAGGTTAGCCCCTTTGAACTTCATGGCATCGAACCGACCATCGGGCTTGTAGAACTGGATGATCCTGTCGGTGACATAGAACTGAGAGAAACGCTCGAGCGTGAGTGAGCCCTCGAGAGCGATGGCGTACTCCATGTTCTCGATAGTCGGCGCTATCTTCGTGTCGTCCTCCTCCTGCAGGTAAGCGACAGCAACGCCGGAACGCACGCCAGTCGGGACGTTGCCGTGTGCGACCTCCGACTGGCCCGAGATCTCCATGATCTGCTCACGCAACCCAGCTAGCAGCGACTCCACCTGAGCTGGCAACTGCAGACCCTGGATCGGTTCAGGAGGCGGTACATTCGGCACGTGTACGTAACGCAAGATGGATCCCGCTGCCGCCTTGATCTGGCCCTTGACCTTCTGCTGCGTCGCCACGCGCCACATCGGGTTGGCCATGTAATCCTTGGCCTCGATGAGCTGGCTCACGATCTTGTCCACCTCGAGGTTCGGCCCGCGGATGTGGTTGATGACCGTGTCAGGCCAAATCGAGGTCGCCTGTGGGATGTGCTGGAAGAACACGAACGGCATCCGCCCATCCTGGAACGGGAAGCCAGGGGAGGCGTCGATGATCTTGCTCTGACACCATCTGACGTATTTGCCGTTCTCGAGGTACCCATTACCCCTGTAGACGTTAGGGGTGAGCCAGAAGGTGTGGATGTAGCAGGCATTGTCCTGCATGCCGGTCTGTTGGCTCCAATTACCCCACCCAGCACGCTGCATCACCCGCTGCTCCATGGTGCCAAGGTTCACCTGCTCAGGCTGGATATCGCGGGCGGGCCTCCCGTACATGCCCTTGATAACGTCTACGTCAGCGACCTCCGTGGTAATGAGATCCTTGATCTCGTCCCAGTCCAACGCAGTCTCGTCGGGGAAGAGTTGGAACGGGGAGTAGACTTTGAACTCCACCTCACCCAGCGGAAAGTCAACGGTAGGTGCCTCATCAAGAGTACCATCGTCAACCATCGCTTGGATTTCCCGTTTTCGGACAGGTGAGAATGTTGGGTCCCCCGTAGCTGGGTCCACGATGTAGCTGAGTCGCCCTTGCGTCTCGTCATGCGAGTCCCAACCGACGTACACAGCGCCGAGGCCACATTGAATCATCCACCACAGGGCCTGTTTGCGTAGTCTCGGCAACTTGAACTTCCACTCTGCGTAGTCCAGAGCACTTCGACCGACCTTCACCGCTGCGAGGTCCCGCGGGGCGTCCGAATTGGCGACAATGTCCGTTATAGGCCTCGACTTGGTCAATTTTGAGAGTTCGGTCCGGGCAACCGATAGTGCATGGTTGATGACCATACGGGGCTTCTTCTCTTTGGCGTCCACAACCGGGTCAAAGGTCGGGTCGCGGTCGACATACATCGACTGCATCGGATTCCACGTGGCATAGTGATCGCCGGCCACGAGCGCCAAGTTGTTCCACCAGACGATTTCCCATCCGCGTCTACTGTTCAGTCGGCGCTCCCTAGCATTCTCGAGTGCCGCAAGAAGATCAGAATCCTTATGACACTCGCCAATTCTCATGTCCGAGCTTCCTCCTCAGCTGGAAAATCTTCCATTAGGATCTGTCGCTCTTCAGCGGCTCGCTGCAAATCGACCTCTCCGTAGTTACGAGTAACCCCTGGTACCTCGAGACGGACCTCGGGCTCCTCCTCGAAGAGCTCCTGGCCGCCAATGTCAGCCTCTTCAGCAAGCTGGTACTGCTTGAACGTCTCGAAGTCCATGGCCAACAGGCGGTCAAGGATCTGGTCAATTCGCTTCCCGTCGTTCGCGTGTACTCGTTCGAGTGTTTGGATCGCGTTAGCCAGAGTTTGAGAGACGCTCTGGAGATACAGGAACACGCTGAACGAGAATACACCCACAACGATGACGAGAAGGCCGTAAAGCGCCCAGGTCACGTCAGGGACTCCGCTGCACGAGCGCGGCGTACCGCTCTGGATTCACGCCTGGATCTCACTTCGATCTCGGCATCCTTGTCGTGGAGCTTCTTCTCGAGGCGCTTGACCTGCTTCTCGAGCTCCTTCTTGCTGTCGGGGGAGATCCAGCCCGCCGTGACAGCGATGAGGCCCACACAGTCCATGCACAAGTAACCGCTGTCGCCCCAGTTGTACTCCAGCCCCATGTCGAGGTACGGTCCGATTTCTCCCGTCTGACCGTCTGGCGTGTTGCCCTTGCCGCACTTCATGCAGGTCGCAGGTGGTAGCGTCATGCGCTCCACCAGGCTCACGTAGTGGTTCATTGTTCCTCCTTCTTACCGTTCTTCCAGAGTTCCCTCAGTCGCTCTACCTCCTCGAGCTTCGCCACTCGTCCGTGGAGTTTGGCGATGGCGATGCCGGATCCCACTATGCTCGTGATTAGCAGGGAGAAGCCCCCGATAATCAAGTCGTCTGGGATCGTGGCCAGCATCACACATGGCTATAGCTTGTTGGCTGAGCAGATCACTGCAGGCCGACGCAGGTACGGCACGATCCGCGACCAGCGGACGAACTTCGGATCGTACTCACCACCATGCGAGAACAGCAGCGGATCCTTGCCTGGCCGACGCACCATCATTACGTGGTCCCCAGCACCTGGACCACAGACAACGAGCGCGCCGATGTTGGCCTTCGAGGGGTCGGTGTAGTGCGGCTTGCAGTAGTTCAGGATGGTGCCGGTGTAGCCGTAGCCGTTGTACTTGAAGCCGTTGGGGTCGTTCATGCCAGCGATGTGGCAGATGAGGGTGACGGACTCACTGCAGTCGCAGGTGATGCCGCCCGAGCGAGCGATCGCCTTTCTGAGCTCGTCCATCGTGTTGATCCACCTGGTGCTCATGGGGCGTGACTGCCTGTAGTGCACCTTGCCCGTGTGATTGACCAGGTAGTCCATCACCGCTGCTGCCCTCTTGCGCTCAGCTGATGTTGCCATACTCCCTCCTATCCGACGGTGCTTGCATAACCGGGTCTGTAGCCACGAGCAATAGACCGCTCGACGGCAAGTTCGAGCTCTCGGTCGAAGTGGGCATCAAGTTCTGCGGCTTCCATATCAGCAGCGGTGCGATGCCGATTTTCCATCGGAGCATCAGGAAGCTCGTCCATTGCAACGAGGATATGTCCGAGGCAGTCGATGTTGTGGTCGTCCTTCTTGCGCGGCTTCTCTGCTGAGTCCTCTTCGGTGAAGTTCGTCCGCTGCGGCTTCCAGCGGTACTGGGGGAGGTATTCGCGCAAGCGCGGCACCTGCTCATCGTCGCGGAATATATAGAGTCTAGGTGATCCCTCAGACTGTGGCGCCACAGACCGGAATGGATGTAGATGTCCAGCTGCGGGTCGAAGGTACTCGGTGATCCGTGAAATGCGGGCGGAGGGGTCTCGATCAGAGAACTCAGGGTATAGTCCGTTCTCTCCAAGGAGGTCATATACGGACTTCCCATCGTTCTGGGATCGCTGTCTGGCTTCGGGTCCAACAAGACGCCGGAAGATCTCTTCATCAGGTCCGCCCCAGTCATCTTCAGCCTCCGCAGCAAACGTCGCTTGTGCCCACCACTCTATGGTCTGGTTGGGTTCGAGGATCTCGCGATAGACGTAGCAGTTCCCATCGAAGTCCCGCGCCAGCCAGAACGAACATGCCTCGTGGCGCATACCCGGATCGAAGCACCACCATCGTTCCCAGTCGCTGGGGATCCTGAAGGGGTCTATCTCGTGAACCTCAGGGTTGTAGTCAACAAAGATCTGTCCCGTGAAGACATCGTGGGAGCCCTTGACAAACCGATCATACCAATGTGTCGGAAGGCCCTCGAATTGCTCCATATAGTCTTCGGGGAGGTTGGGGTTGTCGAATGGTGTCGCCTCAACGACCTTGTAAAGCCGACGCCAGTTGTCAGGACGGTCTGAGTCGATGAAGCGGCGCCACAGCCAGTTGTGGCCGTTGGGGTTGAACAGTAGTAACCCCTCACGCGGGGCGCGGTTCTGCCTGAGACGACCGTGGATCTTTAGCAGGATGTCCTCTTCCACCTCCTCCGCCTGATCGAGCAGGAACAGCCCGAGGTTGTAGTTCTCGAGCTTCGCAGGGTCGTCGAGAGGCAGGCCATGAATCCTCGAGCCGTTGATGAGCTCTACGTACAGATCCGATACACGGTATTGGCGGATCGTCGACTTGGGAATCCCGGTCCACCCCGTGTCCTGCGTATCACCGTTGATGAGCATGTCCCAAGTAGTGGCCTTGAGCTCAGGACGCGTCTTACGGCTGACGATTGCGTTGGTTCCGGGGTACTCGATCAGGCGAAGGAAGAACTCCACACAACCAGCAGTGGTCTTCCCGTTACCCCACCCACCGCAGAAGCCCCTGTACTTGGCCTTCAGACCATGGAACTCCTGCTGCTTCGGGTTCGGGGAATATGGAAGAGTGACGTTGGCGGCTGGTTTCATGTGAACCCCTCCAGGGGAGGTGGTACTACTCAGTGGCCGATTCGTCCTCAGGCGCCGCTTCAGCGTCGGACGCCGGCTCAGGTACGGGTTCGGCGGGATGGTCCTCGTCGACTGCGGGCGGGTTGCCCTCAGTGGCAGCGAGCACGTCCACAGGCCCTGTCGTGTTGGTCGTCACGTCCGCACGTGAGATGGTGACACCAGCGCCACCCTTGATGTCCGCGATGAGTTCGGTGACCATCGAGACGAGACCGTTCTCGAACGCAGCCTTGGCCTCGGCCTCGAGGTCGTCGTGCCCATCGACGTGGATTGTGAAGGTCATCTGTGGTGGTCCTCCTTATGGCTTGCGTCCTGTCCAGACCAGGATCTGGATGAACGCGATGACGGCCACCGAGATGGCCAGGATCCATGCGGGGGCCTGAGTCCCCATTACCAGCTCTCCTCCTCCCAGCCCGCCTTGATCGGCAGGGCTCCTGCGTTGTTGTTCTTCCACACGACCCGTACCATGTCGTAGCCCGAGACGTCGTACTTCTGGGTGAGCTCCGACTTGCTGGCGACCAGTGTGCCGGTATACCCGAAGCCCGCGGCTGGGACGAGCGGGGTGCCGAGGATCGTGATTCCGTCGTTGGCGTAGGGGAAGACCTGACAGGTGAGGTCGCCAGCAGCGGCAGCCGTCGGGCCAAGGCTACCGGTGACGGTCATCCAGTCGCTTCCCGTGACAGAGGCATCCTGGTTGATGGTTCCGCCAGCACCCAGGGACTGGTTGGCGAAACCCTTGGTCAGCAGAGTGCCTGCGAGCGCGTTGTAGTTGGTGGTGTCAGGCACGGTCTACGAATCCTTCCGGGCGAGGCTGTCCGCCAGTACCCGACCCGGCAGGTGGACTGACGTCTCCGCCACCACCTGGTGAGCCGGCGTACTCGGTGTCACGATCACCGTCGCCATCGTAGGAGCCTGTCTTCACGTCGGATCCGCCGCCAGCGCAACCTGCCGGATCGGCGCCACCCTCCATGCCATCGTCAACTCCCATAGGGCTTCCATCCTTTCCTGGTCGAGGGCTTCCTTGGGTTGCGCCAGATATTGGTCGCCTTCCCCACAGAGCCCTGATGTGAGGTTGGGCCAACACCATGGACCTTTGGTGCGCGGAACACACTCTTTGGTCTACGCGGCATATCTCTCCTCGTACGTGGTCTGCCTGGCAGCAACTGTGAGGTCTCCTTCTCGCTTCGCTCCGCGCGTGTGTAAAACCTTCGTAATTCCTCCTTCGACGCACGGCAGGGGGGGTTCGTTGAACGTGTGAATCATTGAAACATTCAACGATTGCGACGTGAACGATTGAAACGTCAAATCATTTCGGTTGTGAATGATTGACACATCGTGTGTTTGATTTACACAATCATTACACAATGGCGCGTCGTTGTGTGCAATAATCACATCGTGAACAACGAACACACGAAAGGGGGTGACGACATGGCAAAGGTGATGACACCGACCGAGCTGGCTGGCGAGCTGAACATCTCGCCGAAGACGCTGCGCGGGTGGCTTCGCAAGCATCACACGCGCCCTGTGAACGTGAAAAACACGTCGTGGGCGCTTGACGCGAAAACGTGCAACGCTGCACGTAAGGCGTTTGCGAAGCGCGACGCGTAACGCGCTTGCATCGTGTGTGTCGTACACATAACGTGTGCGACACACACGACAACACGACGAAAGGGCAACATGATCGACGCGCTCGTACTCATCGCCATATCCGTGCTGATCGCCAACGCCGTGTGCTATGCGATCACCACATCTGCCGACCGCATCTGCTCCATGCTCCGTCGCCTTGCACCGTTCCTGTTTGTGTCCGACGACTGACCTCGATCCGACACGCTCCATGCCCGCCTCGCGCGGGTTTGGAGTGGGCGCGGTGGCGGAGTGGCCCTCTGGCTTAGAACCCACCGAACGGCCTGTACTAGTGCGGCCTCCCGGCCGACTGGCTTGGAACCCACGGTCCAGCGCCAACTGCGGTTTGTAAAGGGTTTGTAAATTGCTGTGGACCCTATTGACTGCGGCTACCACGTGATGTAAACTGTGTATATGAATCACAACACCACACGCGCGAAGGAGGTGAAAAACATGGCATCCACGTCCAAGACCATGACTCCGAAGGAGTTGGCCGCTGAGCTGGGCATCGACGCGAAGGTCCTTCGCAACTGGCTCCGCAAGGAGCACACCCGCACGGCTGAGGCCAAGAACACGTCCTGGGTGATCCCGGCGAAGGTTTGCGCCGAGGCCCGCAAGGTGTTCGCCAAGAACAAGGCCGGTTCCGCGAAGGCGTAACCAAATGAGGGGCCCTGCTGCGGCGGGGCCTCTCATTTTAGTTGGTGTGGTGGCCATCGAGCCCACTGACTGAGAACCCACAGTAGGGCCTGTACTAGTGCCCGCGGCCATAAAGCTCGACCTCACTCTGGCCTAGCCACGTTGGCGAGGTTCACGGTCACGTTCACCGGCGCCGTGTCCGAATCCTTGGAGTGACGGCCAGTCAATTCGAGTGCGAGACGCGCCGCATCTACGCGGCCTCGCTTGGCGCGTTTGCTCAGACCCACGAGGATCGCGGGAGTGTCCATGTCCAGGTCCACAACCGCGTACTTATACACGAGATCTCGGAACTCTTGGCTGTACTCCCACCTCCGCAACTTGTGACATGCCGTGCTCAGGCGCTGTTCGTCGGTCCGTGCCATGCCATTGGACGGATATAAGTGGTCCAGGAGAGCTCGCGCTATCTGGGTTCTCCTATAGCCACGGCCATATAGACGCGCGGCTGCTTCACGGACGTCATCCCACTCCATTTTGACCGCGAACGGCTGGTTTGGGTCCACAGAGGGCTCGATATGGTCCGGAACCGCTCTGGCTAGCTCTGATTTGGTCGGATTTTTGGCCAGGGCCACTGAGTTTGGACCCTTGCGAAACCCTCGAGGTGCTCTACGCTTCGTTGCCATATGGACATTGTACGATTGGGCCAGGTCCCGCCCGACTGGTAGATCCATGCCAGAGCCACGGGTCGTGCGCGTTTACCTCGTAACATCAATCACATAGCAGGACACGGACGGTTGACAGGGGATCCTCCATTGTGTATGATTGTTATGAACGAATGTGATCCTTGACAACCGACCACGCGCCCGATGATCGAAAGGACGGTACCATGAACGAATCACGGATCCTGTTTGAGGACGACATGATGGTCGACCCGTACGGAACCGCGATTGACCTGATGAAGGTCGTCCTGGCACATGCCCTCGACAACGATGGAAAAATGTCGGAGGCCGAACACCAGAACCTCATCGCGATTGAGGAACTCATCCGAACTCGCGACAACGCCTGAACGATGCGTGGGGCCTCATTACGCGGGGGCCTCACGCATAACCACACAACGAAAGGACGGTACCATGATCCTCGAACACAACACCGAATACGGCTACGCCTCGCTCCTCGTATGCGACTACCACGGGGAATATCCACTCCAGGGAGTCGCTCGCTGCATCTACGATCCGTACGAGGTCGATCAGGTGATGCAGGCATTGAACGTGACCGATGTGAACCTTACGATGACGACGTCCATGGTCTTCAAGGATCTGTCATCGCGTTACAACGGTTATTACGACGACCACGCACGGCTGATGCTTGTGCGAGGGAACCCGCAACAAATCAACCAGGTCTATGAGGATCTCGCATCGCAACTGATGGGAGGCCCTCGTGGGGCTGACGACGACACGTTCGACTACTGGCCCGGCGCCTTCGACATGCTGTACGTGATGGCGCAGGATCTCATCGCAATCGGGCACCACCCGGATTACACGTTCGCCACGTTCGTCCGTGTGATCGACTCTGCCATCGCACTCGAAGGACCGCCTTCCGAATGGGAGGCCGACTTCCTCGACGAAAACCTCATGCGGCTGAAGGAGCTGCTCGACGAATCGAAGGAGGCATAACATGCACTCGAACGCATCCGCCATCATCCTCGAAGGATGCTCCAACGACATTCGTGTACCAATCCCCGAATCGCCTGGCCTGTATTTCCTCAATCCGGACCGCCTCAACGAACTCACCGACGCCATCCACCTCGTCATCGCTTGCGTCGTCGCCGACATAACCAACGCAGGATCCGAACGTGATGCCGTACTTGAGGACGAGACCCTACACAACGCAATCCGCAACCAACTCAAGGAGTGGACCGACAATGCCTAACCCGCCAATGAACCCCGCCAACTACATGATCGCTGCCGTCGACCTGTATGTCCAATGGCTGAACCTATGGGCCGAGGCCGAGGGCGACGACTTCCGTTACTCCGTCCACATGTTTACCGTGTACGACCCCGAACGCAACCTCCACGGCCACGCGGAATTCATCGCGCTGACCCCGATGTTGTGGGACTGTTACCTGCTCCAATGCGTCATCTCCGACGGGGACGAAGGGGGATCCCACGAAATCCTCGCGTGGATCGACATTGACACCGTGAACGGAACCAACGCAATCCGCGACATGGTGCAGGGATTCGATACGCAACGCCAATTCATCATCCGCGAGGGCAAGTTCCTCAACATCCCTGGCATCGACTTCGAACCATCCGACAACTAGGCCGCACACGTGCCGTACTGCAAACCATGCGTATCCGCTCATTCAGGTCCATGGCCGTCCGACTTAGAACCCACGGGAATGTGATAGTTGACAACGGTCACGGGATGATGTACGATGTTCACATGATCGTCAAACTCCACATACGCCCGTTCCGTCTCGGACTTGCGACGTTCCGATACGGTATCATCTACCGTCGTCGCGGAATGTACCACGCAATCGGAAGGAGGATCAATGGCAGATCGTGACGAGAGCATGGCTCCCCCTGATTTGGGCTGGCATCGCAAATACGTCCGCAACAGCATGGAGATCATCGCGCTCATCGACGACCTCCAGAACGACCCCCGAATGGAGGGGGCTGAGGATCTCGGCGATTGGGTCGAGACGATAGGGACCTTGATGTCATTCCGACCACACACGAGGGATGAGATCGAGATCGAGGTAAGGCGAGAGATGGGACTAATCAAATGACAGCTCCGTACGATTGGGCGAAGGACTCAGCGTTCAGCTCCGTTGAGGAACAGAACCTGCAACACGCCCTCATCAACAACTGCACGGATCCCGATTGCGAGATCCACAACCCCGACATTGCCATCGCGGAAGGGGTATACACGCCAACGAACCTCGCCATGTACGTCGCGGGTTGGGACGCGGGTGCAGCAGCGATGGGCGACATGTACGACACGGTCAAGGGCAACCTACGAGACGAGCTACACCAGGCATTCCGACCACAGGAGGGTGGTGCATGACATCCATGTCACCGCGAGGCGACGCCCCATACGGGCTGCCAAGCGCACAGGAGGTAGAGATCGCGCACGAGGTCGCAGCAACTGAACGGTTCGATGCGGATCCCGTCGATTACTACAACGAGCTGCTGGGCAAGCACGGGGTCGAGGCAACAGGGCGAATCTGGTCCCTCGCGTGCAAGCTCTATGATCGTGACCATGGAGATTTCGGATAGTTGACAACGGTCACAGGATCATGTACGATGTTCACATGATGACAACGCATGGAAGGGAGGTGACTAATGATGGCGAAACAGGGAATCAGCAACGGTAAGGCGAAGGGGTTCTACGGCACTGCCGAAATCGCTGAGGCGTGTGGTGTGACCCAGCAGGCTGTGTCGAACTGGCTTGCAAGGGGTCAGATGCCGAAGCCGACGTTCCGGCTGCGAATGGGGCCGGTGTGGTCAATCGAATCGAACAGGTTCCGCGTGTGGTTGCGCGCGAACCGCAAGAGAAGGAGGAGCGCTGCGTGATCGAGGACGACATGGATCGTGGGGCTGAGTCGACACTCGCTGAGGACTGCCAGGACGCATACGCAGTGCTTGACGAGCTGATCGAGCAGCTGTCCGAAATGTGCGAGGAGCAAACCGAGTGGCGCGAGGAGATCGACCGTCAGAACCTCGCGCGACTCCTTGATGACATCGCACAGGTCCAACGTGTCATCTACCTGTTGAGGGAGATCGTAGATCCGAACGGGTCTCCCTCAACCGACGACCCCAACCCAAACTGAAGGGAGTGACGACAGCACGTGGCAACTGTAACGAGCAAAGCCATCGTCGATGAGATCATCGCAGGCAACGGTCTCTACGGTAACGACGAGGACGGTTACGACCCGCTGGTGGTCAAGATCGTAGCCTACAGCAACATGTTCAACGGAGGTGAAGCATGGGGCCTCATATACGAAGGTGAGGATCCCATGCGGTATCACAACGCGCCCGCGTGTCACAGGCCGCAAACCATCTGGGTGCACAACTCCCTAGTCGACAAGGAAGGGAGGGTCGAGGGCAATGGCAACGAGCAGCACCCCGGATGGGCGTGATTGGTTCGGCGAAATCATCACCCCCGAGGATCAAGCGATGGTCGACGCAGCCGTGAACGAGATCCTCATTACCCTGAACCGATGTGCCATGATCTGTGGCAACGTCACGGACTTCATTGACGCACGGTTCCCGGATGTCTGATGAGATGCTCGACCCCACATGGACGCCGGCGAAGGGTTATGCACATGCCCTCGACCTACTACGGATATGCAACGAGGTAAGCTCAGACCATACCGGTACAGGACCCCTATCGACAATGAGGTCCACGTCTTCTACGCCCCAACCGTCGTCAAAGCCGACAAATATGCCAAGCGATGGGCGAAGCGTATGGGGTACAAGCGCATCCTTAGACTACGAAGGAGGTGAGGTAAATGGCGAATGGTAATGGCAACAATGTGAGGCTAACAGCTAAGCAGGTTCAGCAGCTTGCGACCACAGTGGCTAACACGAACGCTGAGGAGGTCGACATCTCCAACGGCGAGGATGGTCGGTTGCTCGTGAAGCAGGTCATCAAGACCGAGAAGCTCCGTGCGCTTCCGCTGAGCAAGTAGCATCGAGGGCGTGGGTGTTAGGCGATTCGCATCCACGCCCTCTCTTACGTTCAACCGTATGGCCGTTTGACAGGGGCAGCTGGATCATGTATAATAGTACTACGTGATGTGTTACTGCCCCGCTCACGCCACATATAATCAGGGCAGGTAAGGAGGGCATATGCCCCGTAAGCGCAGCAAGGCAGAGGTCGAGGAACTCGACGACGAGCTCGAGGACGACGAGGAACTCGACCTGGAAGACCTCGACGACGAGGCAGACGTCGATGACGAGGACGTCGAGGAAGACGACGACGACGGCGAGGACGAAGAAGCTCCGAAGCCGAAGGCGAAGTCGAAGAAGAAGGCGGCCGCGAAGAAGAAGAAGGCAGTATCCGGGACCATCGGGTCATCGGAACTGGCTGAGGCACTGGGGACTGACGGCCGCAACCTCCGCGTCATGCTCCGTTCCAAGGGCGTGGAGAAGAACGAGAACAACCGGTACGAGTGGGAGAGCGTGGACGACGCGCTCGAAGAGCTCGGATTCGACGACCTCGAGGACGCGCAGGAGGCTCTCAAGGCAGCGCGTGACGAGAGGCTCGAGGAGCTCAAGTCCCGCAACACGAAGAAGAAGAAGGGCAAGAAGAAGGCAGCTGAGGTCGACGAGGACGAGGACGAACTCGAAGACGAGGATGAGGACGAAGACGAGGATGAGGAGGAGGAGCCGGCACCGAAGAAGCGTGCCGCGAAGAAGGCTCCCGCCAAGAAGCCCGCTCGCTCACGGGCGAAGAAGTAGTCCTCACTGCCGGCAGATGGGGCGGGTGCACGACTGGCCCGCCCTTCTCTGTGGGCTCGCCATTTATCTGCGTGACCAAGGGATGCCAGGGTTCGACGACTACGCGTTCGATGTGTCATACGCACGTCATGTGGCATCAAACCAAGGACGCCCCTGGTACGCCTGTGGAACGATGTTGGGACGCATGAACACACGCGAATCGAGGACAAATGGGCAAGCTTAGCAACTATACACGACAGCACGATCATCCGTACACCGTGTCTTTACCTAACGGTAAAGGTACGATCCAGATCCTGTTTTACGAGGGCTACATCACGGTACGTAGTTACCAGCCCGGGTTGCACTATGCCACAGAGATCCATGTCAAGCGCGGTGCGTGGATCAAGCTGCTGCGCAAGGCTATACCGATCACTCGCCTGATGGAAGGTCCGTCGTTTGATCGCTACCGGGCAGAGCGTCGGTACTATCGAGCGGAGGAGGAGCATCTGGCGGAACTGCGTGCTCAGAAGGCTGAACGTCGGGGGCCGCGATCGAGGCGTCGGGTTCGGAGCCGCTCTCGCCGGGGACAAGCTTGATGCGACGCCACTCTGCGAGGTGCTCATACCACTCATGTGCCAGCTCGCCATAGTCTTGGTCGACCAGGAGGGTTTGCAGGCACGCGACCATAGCCTCATGCTCGGCCATCAGTTGGTGCTCCTCCAGCAACCTCATCACCGTGATGATCTCGAGGGCCATAGACAAGCGCCCCAGCGGGAGCATCTCTCTAATCATGTTCTCAGGCATCTCACGTCGGTGGGCCATAAAGCTGACGAGCACATCGGTGGGCCTCGCCATGAAATTATCCACAGCCTTCAACCTCTCTTCCCAGTTTGTCTACATCTTCCCCAGCCCTGAGTTGATCGAGGCGCGAGCCTGGATACGGCTCATCGGGGTGATAACGCTTCCACAAGGCGCGCTCGCGAGTGGCGAATCGGAACTCGATCTTACGTCGGCGCTTCTGCTCCTCGCTGATACGTTGGCGAATCAGTTCCTTGTACCCGGGAGTATTGTGCAGGTGTGAGTAGAACCTGTCAATCTCCTCATCCGCGAGCTTACGTTTGCGGACCGGCGTCTTCATCGTAATGGTACTCGTCGATGGCACTCATGCACTTGGACAGGTGATAACGGATATCCTCAGCCCTGTCAGGGTCAAGGCGCCCATCCTCGCCCATCGCTACGACCTCTTTCCTCATCGCCAACACCTTCAACCGTAGCGTGCTCACTGCGTAACCTGTCTTCTTAGTGCGGTACATTACACCTCCACATATCGGATGTTGGACGATAATCATGCGTATCGTACCCTTATAGGGTACATAGATACGCATTTGTATCTATCGGGGCAGAGAGGATTTTTCACGAGGACCGGGATTTTAGGCATCACGACGACCCTGTTTGCCATGTATAGGTGGGTAAGGCGCATCCCAAACGCCCATTGCTACCAGTTCATCAGCCGTATACCACGTGTAATCGCGGAGATCACCCACCTCTGTGGTCGTAATCAACTCGTCAAGCTTGGTCATGGAGATAGCACTGGGGCCATCGTCACGACGCCAGCGACGTAGCACTTTGAGGCGGGTATGCGATAGGTAAGATACCTGCCTCCAACTTTCATGGCGCGCGCGCATACGCTCGAGTAGGTCTCTTATCTCAGGACCGATGATGGTGTACAGATCCCCCTTCTTGGGGTGATGAGACTTAGCCATCGCTGCCGTTCTCCGACAGGAAGAGTTGCCACGAGTGGCCACGCCCGCGGCGCCCACCTGCCATCTCGATCAGTGCCGAGTCGCGCGCCCGCCCGAGGACAGTACGACGCGAAGCCTCAGTGATCTCCGCTACGCGATTCACCGTGATCCCCGGCTGCTCGCGCACGAGCTCGATGATCTGCCCAGTGAGGTCGAACCGCGAGATCTCAGCCTTCATCGCCAGATCACCAGGCGAGCCCCACCAGAGGCGCACGTCCATCGGACGGCGAGGCGCCATCGACCTGAACTCAGGCTCGACACGCACGCCCACATATCCCGCCCGATCATCCTCGATCTGCCCGCAGTAGATAGCCGAGTCGACCCATCCATGCAGCGTATGAGACCCACTCAGTCGCTGACCCGAGCGGCGTCGGCCCGTGTTATTACCCTGTGGTGCCTTCGAGAAGTGGTGGACTACAGCGATGGCGGTGTTGTACTCGTTCCGTAAGTACAGCAGCCACTTCAGATATGGGTACAGCAGGTTAGCCCGGTCAACATCGACGCCGCCGAAGATGAGGTACAGCGGGTCGAGGATGACGAGCACTGGTCGCACGTTGGTAATCTCGGCCTCGAGCATCTCACGGTCCTCCTCGTCTGTGAGGTCGATGCCGTAGTTGTTCAACAGCCGCAGGGGTATGTCCGCTGGGAACTCGATCTCCACAGTCTTCTTGCCCAGCGAACCGACTTCCGCGCGTTCCTCCACGAACTCCTTGTCCCCGATCAGCTTGTGTAGACGTGCGAGCTTACGCATGCGGTCCTGCACCATCCACGGAGCGTTCTCCTCCTGCACCACGAGGACAGGCCCCGGTGTGTGTACGGGATACTGCCCGAGGAACGGCTTGCCCGACGCAACCGAGATTGCCATGTCCAATGCGAGGCCGCTCTTCGAGGTCTTCGGCTCACCGCCTACGATGCCGTGCGATGCCGCAGTCCATATGTCTTCGATCAGCCACTTGGGGTCGGGCAGATCAACCGCCATGAACGTCGAGTACCTCACCCATGGCAGTCGTTCGATGGGCTTCTCCTCCTCAGCTTCCTCGCCCTCCCCGAGGGGAGTGGCCTTAGCGCGCACATGCCGAATCGCCTTCGCTATCTCCCGACGAAGCCGCCGCTCGCCCGTTCTGACCCGAGCCCATTTGTTCCATGCGCTTGCCTCCACCACTGCATAGATGTCGTCCTCGCCCCAGCCTGCCTCGGCAAGTAAGCATTCCAGCTCCCACAGTCTGGCCGAGCGCTCTCCCTCAACGACCTGGTCAGCTCCCACCCGAAGCAAAGCGCGCGCCTTGGCTGGCATGTCCCCTCGTACCACAGGGACTGCAGAGAATACGCGTTCAGCAGGCGGTGCGCTAGACTTGACCACATCCCATATGCTCTTGGCCGAGTAGGAAAGTTCTTCCTCATACCATAGAAGCTGCACGGCCGGGCCATCAGCGTACTTGAAATTCCTAGTCCCAGGAAGTCGTAGGACCTGAGTTCTGTCCCATCCACCTTGGTCGGCTCCAAGATGATAGGATAGTGCCTGATTGATGCGCTCCTGTATCTCCGGGCGTAGGCGTTTGTGCAACCTCCACAGAGCCTGATACCTACCGGGCGAAGATTCCCACGCCATCGTCGGCATGAGGCCCAGATCTGCAGCCTCTGTGGGATGAATCTCGTCCAGGTCAGCCCAAAGCCAATGAGTAGCTTGCATGTCCTCATAATCCCTACCCCGTCTCTTGAACTTGGCTACACTGAAGTAAACAGACTCACCGTCGCGTAGGCAGGAGTCGATGCGGCGGGTTACCTCCGTGTCCGCGGGCCATTGCAGGTAATATGGCACCCAATACGCACCGACCTTGGCGGGCAGATCGACCCAGCCCCCACGCTCACCCCATACCACGTCGAGAAAATCCTCGGACTCCATCGCATCAATGTCCACGCCCACGCTCCTTTCAGGATTGATCGACACACACATGATACATGATTGGCGTGGACTGGAAAATCAGCCATTTGCAGGCCGTGTTGGGATCGTGTATAATCGACGTGTGACGCGCGTGATGGTGCTGCATCACTGCGTCACGCTTGCAGGGCCGCGCGGGGGAGACGCCCCTAACCCTGTGTGTCTCCCCCGCACCTGATCCTTGACAACTGAGGCTATGTCAAACCCCGAACGAGGAGGTCGTTTGCCAGACTTCAGAGACATCGCAAGGGCAAGTTCCGAGTTAGCAGTGACGGCGGGTATCGTCGAAGCTGCGGTGCATCAGTCGGATGCTCCTGACGAGGTCAAGGAGAATCTGAGCGACAAGGTAGAGGCGGTGGTTGACTACCTCGAGCGTGAGACGCAGGAGTTCATCGAGTTCGGTGAGGCGTATGACCGTGAGTAAGAAGACTAGGACAAGCTCACGAAAGCTACGCAAACACGTCCGCCGACTCAGCGATCTCTACGGCGAGGGGGTGAGCGGTAACTTACTGCAGGGGCGCTACGGGACCGAGAAGGTGTATGCTTGGTTCCAACAGCGCCATCGACGTGGACGCTCACTCCTCGATAACGGTGTTTACCGATCAGGCAACCGGGAATGGCGCGTACCGCCAACGGTATTGGCCTGCGTCGAACTGCCGTTGTCCAACAACCAGATGTCCAACCGTCTCGCGTGGTACGTGACGTGGATCAGTCCGCGAACTGGTCAGCGGTTGAAGAAGTACTTCATGTCACCATGGGTAGCGATGGAGTTCATCGCAACGAAGGCTGTACGTGTAGATCCGCACGCTGCTCTCGTCTCGAGGACTAGGCCCTACTACATCGTACCCAAATATAGAGGGAAGCTGCCGCACAAGGACGCGCAGGGCAGGACGTGGTATTGGTGTCCGCTGTGTATGCAGCCCCGCAGGTTCAGGTCAGTACAGCCACCGCAGGAGTTCTACGCGATGGTCAAGAAATGGTCCGATGAGAAGGCGCGGTACATATGGGCAGACCGCAAACTCAGACTGCTCGAGTGCTCGTACTGCAGCTGTACTAACAGGGAGTCGACGTTCCGCAGGTCGAACCAACCCTGGGAGGTAAGAAAGTTCAGGAAAGGCACGCGTCGTGCTAAGAGAAGGAGGAGATGATGGCAAAGGTCAACGGCGAGGAGAAGAAGGCCCCGCCTCGTTTCAAGCCCTTCGCGCTTCGCTTCGAGTTCCACGATTCGGAGGAAGCAGAGATCTTTCTTCGTGGCTGCATCCTGGCCATGCAGAACAACAACAGCCACCTGTGGTCGGAGGTGATCGACGGCATCAACTCGGGGTTGCAGGACTACCGAGCTGCGCGTCTCCGTGCTGACATGGACGCGCGTGCCGCAGCTGGCATGCCGTGAGTCATGTACACCAGCTCGTCCTCGCAGGCACTGTAGCTACGGTCCTGATCTTCCTGCTCGGCTTCTGGTTGGGTGGGCATAGGTGAAGTACCATCCCAAGACCAAGCCGTTCAAGCATCAGAGCAAGGCGGTCATCAAAGCAGTGAGGAAACGTAACCTCGCTGTGTGGTTTGAGCCGCGACTTGGCAAGACGAAGGTAGCTATCGACTGGGTGGGCGTGCTCGCATTGAAGGGGGAAGTTCAGCGCGTCGCTGTCTTCGCGCCCTCGATTGCCCTCGACGTCTGGATGCAGCAGCTACGCAAACACGCAGGGTACTCGTATCAGGTCGAGGACTTCGAGTACACCTACCCGCCCAGGGGGCGTGGTCCACATGTTCAATTCTTCCTCTGCTCCCGCGAGGAAACGTTCCGCGCGACCCGCCCCCACGTAAACCTCCACCGACCTAAGCAGCGCACCATTGAGAGGTGGAACCCAGATGCTGTCGTCATCGACGAATCCCACGAGTACAAACGTCCAGGTGGCCGTGCTGCTCAGGACGCCTGGCGGCTTGTGCGTCGCCTTCGTAATCGCAGGAACGACGGAGGCCGTCCGTACGTACTTGAACTCACAGGCACACCGAATCCGAAGGGCTGGCGGGACCTGTTTGCTCAGTTCCGTATCATGGATGACAGCCTACTTGGCACGAACGCCGGTGACTTTGACGACGACTATGTCGAGCGGGGGACCGGTAGACGTAAGTGGGTTATACTTCGATACCGAAACCTCAAGCGACTAAAGAGGATCATCAGACAGAACTCAATTACCTGCACAGCACGGCAGGCTGGCCTCGAGGGCAAGCTGTTCTGGCAGGTCCTCCCAGTGACACTACCACAGAGGGTGAGGGACCAGTATGACGAGTTGGCTGAAGAGTTCATCGTCCAAACTGATGCTGGTGTGTTGGATGCTGCCAATCAAGGTGTTCTGCGGCTGCGTCTACTTCAGCTTACGGCCGGGTTCGTCACAGACGGGGGTCAGATCCATGACGCTAAGGTTCTGGCCCTCCGAGCGTATGCTGAGAATCTCGTGCACCAAGACGAGTCGGTGGTCGTTAGCTGTCGTTTCACTGCCGAGGTTGATTCCGCCAGGGACGTTCTGGCACGAGCCGGTTTTCACGTTCAGGTACTCGATGGACGTACCCGGAGGAGAGATCGGCCTCACATACTACACACGTTTCAGTCGAGTCGCCGTTCGCCACAGGCACTGGTCATGCAACATCAGTCGGGTGCCCTATCCATCGAGCTGGTACGCGCTGCCGAAGTGGTCTTCCTCACACTACCGGACGGTTGGGTACAGTTCTGGCAAGTCCTCAACCGATTACGCGGTCCTAACCAACGACGACCAGTCCGTGTTTCTGCGATCATCGCCCGACGATCCGTAGACCGACGCGTACTGATGGGGCTACGCAAGAAGGAGGACTGGCACGGTGAATTGTTCAGGGACAAGCGTCGGTTCCTCTATTCGTGATAACATGTATGTATGCAAACTGACAAGGAGGTGAGTACGGGGTGTCAGCGCGATGGTTAGTCAAGGGACTACCGCTCGAGGCGTTCAATCACGAGGGTGGTTCAGTCGGTGAGCCGTTCGCAGCGATCCAGGTGAAGACAGGGACAATCATACTGACGAAGGAGGTCGAGTTCTATGAGGGTGATGAGCCTCAGTCCTCGACGAAGCACGAGCAGATGGAACGCCCCCGTGGATAGCTGCCTTATCATTGAAGGCCCCGACGGTGGTGGCAAAACGCACCTGGCCCACAACCTCGAGGAGCACTACGGTCTCGAGTATCGTCGTCCGCCAGCTGAGCTTCTGACCTCGACGCACGGACCTAACGACGGGCTTGCTGAGTGGTGGGACGATCAGCTGGCGTTGAAGTCCACTGACCTGGCCCACACGGTGTATGACAGGTGCTTCTACATCAGCGATCCGATCTACCAGCAGGCAGTTCCATCGCGCGAGCTGATGATACCGCCTGAGCATCTTGCCCAGGGGATCATGAAACTGTGGAACATCGAGCCGATGATGATCTTCTGTCTGCCCCCGTGGGAGGTGCAGCTGAGGAACGTCATGGCCAGTGACCGCGACCGCCTGCTGGGCGTTCCCGTCGAGCAGTTGCTCAAGGTCAACAATGCCTACTGGGCATGCTACGCCACGTGGGCGCAGTCGCTGTTCGAGAACGTGGTCAAGTACGACTACACCGAGGAGGACGCGTGGGACAGATTGGTAGACCACTTAGAAGTGGCAGTCTGAGAATCCTCCAGATCGAGCATCGACGCTGGCTCGAGCACAACTTCCCACAGCAAACGCGTGAGCAGGTCATGCTGGGCATGGTCGAGGAGATGGGCGAGCTCGCGCACCATCTACTCAAGCGTGAGCAAGGCATTCGCGGCGAGGGCGTTGACCACGACGGTGAGATCCGCGATGCGTGCGCTGACCTCGTGATCTTCATGTGCGGGTTGGCTGACCTCGAGGGCTTCGATCTGATGGAGGCGATCCTCGAGGCATGGGACACAGTCCGGCGGAGGGACTGGGTTATGTATCCGACGGATGGAGTGTCAGAGTGAAGGACGACAGGGATCCAACGAAGATCGGACAAGTCATCATCGAAAGGCCTGCGGGCGTGACCGCATGTCAGGCAGCAGACTGGGCGCTCGAGGGTATCAAGCCTACATCGAACGGCAAGGTTCCACGAGGTATGAAGGGGCACATCACGAGGCTCAAGCATGATTCGTAAGGAGTACACCGACCTGTCTGATCTGTGGCGCGGGTCGATCTGGCGCATGTGGCGGGGCACTATCGACAATGGCCTCGTCGACTGTGTCGGTAGCGCAGACATCATCAGCTACGACAACGTCCTCTCGTGCCAGAGCATGGCGTTCGACCTGGACATGGGACGGGATCTGTGGTTGAACAAGCAACGCTGGACAAGGTTGGTGCGTGACTATGTGGAGAAGGAAGAACTGCTTCGCTTCGTCACCAAGTGCGAGGAGCTGGCGTCGGGGCAGGGTGCGAAGGGTGCTTGCACGTCGATGTTCTCACGAAACGTGGAGCGGTACAGCAAACGCCATCGGTGGGGCAACTGCATGCTTGGATGGACGTATCGTGGAGATGCACGCAAGGATCAACCCACCCTCATCCTTCACTCCCGCGTGTCCTACATCGCCTACATTGGTGGCCTTGATCTCGCCCTCGCCCATGTGCTCGCTCGCACTATCGGCAAGCGCATCGGGGTGAAGCCTGAGGAGTTCGCGTTTCGCTGGCACGTAGACGCCCTGCAGTTCCACGGGTTCAAGTCGCTGCCGATGCTGTTCAAGACTGCATACATCGAAGACCTCGAACTACCAGCACTGAGGAAGCAGTACCCGACGATCAACCTAGTGGGCAAGTGGTACGACAAGATCTGCGAGTACCATGAGGCAGGGATCCACGACAATAAGTACGGGCCCCTGAAGCGCGTGATGAGGAGGTATCGTGAGTACCAAGCTGAAGAGTACTTACCTACGGTCACGGTGGCGGACCTGACATGGAAGCCTCTGTACGCCAAGTGAACGTCTACCAGTACATCGCCGACGCCATCCAAGACTCGGTCGAGTACCTCATGGACGAGGGCATCGACATAGATGTGGGTCGATGGCAGGGCTATCCCACAGAGGGTAAGCCCGACCTCGTGACAAAGGAGATCATCAATCTGCAGTGGACAGCGCAGATGCCTGAGTCAATCGAGGAAGCGCAGGACATGATTCAACCGAACCTCCCGTGGGCGGAGGATCACTTCCAAGAACGAATCGGGGGTGAGCCCACGAACCCCGGCTTCGAGTACATGAACTGGCCTTGGTGGCACGGGCAAGATGAGGCTTCGATGCCAGGCGGGATCTTCACGCACACTTACCAGGAGCGATTCTGGCCTACGAAGCGTCAGCCTGAGGGTGTACCCATCGGCTATCGCTATGCGTATGGGGACCTCAACGACGTGATTAGCCACCTCGCTCAGAACCCACTCTCGCGTCAAGCCACATTCCCCATCTTCTTCCCGGAGGATACAGGCGCAAAGCATGGTGGCCGCATCCCCTGTACGCTACACTACCACTTCCTGGTTCGGAACAACAGGCTTCAGATGTGGTACCCCATCAGGAGTTGTGACGCCATCCGACACTTCCGTGATGACATATACATGGCTGTGCGTCTTGGGCAGTACGTGCTCGGCCGGCTCAACTGGCCCATGATCGAGATGGGCTACCTGAACTTCAACGCGTACAGTTTCCACGCACACAAGGGAGATCTTCGTGAGTGAGATGAGTCTACGTTCGGTAGCGAGGGATCAGGCGAAGACCCTCGTGTTCATGCAGATGGCGGTGCTGTTGTCACGGTTGGGAACGTGCCCGAGGAAGGGTGTCGGTGCAGTCATCATCCGCGACGGTAGGTGCATCAGCTGGGGCTACAACGGTGCGCCTCCTGGGCTACCTCACTGCGAGGACAACGAACACGGCTGGGTGATGATACCTCAGTACCGCGAAGCCATGGACCCTGAAGAGGCAGCAGACATGGCACGCCTGATGCTTGAGGAGCACGGGTGTCGCAACGCGACTCATGCAGAAGCGAACGCATTGTCTTTCGCGGCGAAACAGGGAATCTCTACAGACATGAGCACCCTGTTCGTGACAGTTTCCCCATGTGACACATGCTCGAAGCTTCTGATCGCTGCAGGAATCCGACGCGTTTACTACCAGGAAGAGTACCGTGATCCGTCAGGCCTCGAGATACTACGCATGGCGAACATCGGGGCGGTGCAGTTGCCTTGAGACGTGTCGCTTGGTTCTGTGTGATCGTCGACTCTGAGGACGAGGAGGTAGTGAATCGTTGGCTAGCGACGGTCAACACAGCTGTGGACACGTTCGCCAGGCAGGCAGCTGACATCTGCGGCGACAAGCTTGAGGTAGTCGAGGTCGATGCGGGTCAGTCGATACCCGTGGAGGGTCATGGCGTATAGAAGTCCGATGGATAAGTACATGGATCACGACTGCGAGCGCTGCTCGCTGCATGAAACCACAGAGCGGGTCTGCGTTGGTGGTAGTGGTACACGCAAGACGGAGGTGATGATAATTGGAGAGGCACCGGGTGAAGCCGAAGCAAGAACTGGGCGTGTTTTTGCCGGTCGAGCTGGAAGCGTCCTCGATACGGTTCTCAACGAGGCAGGCCTTGATCGGGATGGATGCTACGTTACCAATGTTGTCAAGTGTCGCCCGCCTGACAACCGTCGTCCGGATCGGGTCGAGTTCGAGGCTTGTAGAATTTACCTCGAACGTGAGGCTCGTAAGGTCGACCCCGGATATGTGCTACTACTCGGCAACGCTGCCCTTCAAGCTGTGGCTCGTAAGTCTGGCATTACGAAGCAGAGAGGCCTGCGTCTCGACTGTAAGGACCCTGTTTGGTCGCCGCGCCAGGTAATGGCGACGTTCCACCCCGCGTACATCCTCCGCAACCCGGGACAATACACGACGCTGGCTGAAGACGTGAAGCGCTTCGCCCGCATGATCCGAGGAGAGTTCCAAGTTGTCCCAGTCAGAAGTAAATATGTCGGATCTATTCAGACTGTCAAGTGGCTCCGACGACAACTCGAACGGCTTCCCGCGGGTTCAGTTGTCTCATACGACGTGGAGAATCGAGGTCGACCGTGGGAAAACGAATGGGACATTGTTTGTCTCGGTATCAGTTGGGATGGTCAGACCACGTACGTCGTCCCCCTCAGTCACCCCGAGAGTCCTTTTCGAAGTCGATGGCAGGACGTCCTACGCTATCTCGGACCTGCACTGCGACGAAGTGATCTCAAGCTTGTTGCTCAGAATGGCAAGCATGATAACCAACAACTGGCAGGAGCTCGGGTGTACGTAGAGCATCGGTTTGACATCATGCTCGCCGCGCACCTGCTCGACGAAAACCGCCCGAAGAATCTCGGCTTCTTATCCCAGTCAGTACTCGGGGCTGACGTCTACAAGGGGATGGTCGAACTCAAGCCAGACAAGATAATGAGGGAACCGCTCAAGCGTATCGCGTCGTACAACGGCAATGATGTAGGCTACACGCACCAGATCTACCCGAAGCTCCGGCAGGAGCTGATCGCGCATCCGCGCCTGACACGACTGTTCGCCAAGCTGATGATGCCTGCTTCGCATGTCATCCAGCAGGTCGAGGCTGCGGGCATGTACGTTGATCGGAAGCGCCTGTTCCACAGGATGGCGATTCTTCAGGGGGAGATCGACGACCGCAAGGAGGTGTTGCGTGAGCATCTACCCAGATCGTGGCGCGAGGATTTCAACTTCAATTCCACGCAGCAGCTTGGGCGTTGGCTTTTCTCTCGAAAGGGGCTTGGGCTTTCCCCACTTGAGACGACAGCATCGGGGCGCCCTTCGACGAAGGAGGCGGTTCTACTCCACTACCACGACCATCCAGCCATACGGGCCCTTCTCGAATATAGGACACTTCAGCTGAAATGGATGAACACTTATCTCTTACCGTGGTCCACGAAACTGGATTCCAGATCTCGTCTGCATACCACGTACAAGCTGTACGGAACAGTGACTGGCAGATTGTCTGGGGACCTGCAGCAGGTACCGAGGGACTCATTTATACGTGGTGTGATCGGTGCTCCGGAGGGGTGGTGCTTCGTACAGGCGGACTACTCCCAGATCGAGTTACGCATCGCTGCCCACGTAGCGAAGGAACGGCGTATGCGGAGGAGCTTCCTTACGGGGCAGGACTTGCACATGGTTACAGCGTGCTCTCTTACTGGGAAATCCGCGAGCCAGGTGACGAAGGAGGAGAGGAAGCGAGCGAAGGCGGTGAACTTCGGTTTCCTGTACGGGATGTACCCGAAGAAGTTTCAGAGCTACGCGTTCGAGAACTACGAGATCGAGGTTTCATTGGCCGAAGCGGAGCTCGCGCGCTCGAAGTACTTCAGCATGTTTTCCGATTTGGAGTCGTGGCATGATCGGCAGAGGAGGGTGGCGCACAATTATCACCGGGTCGTTTCGCCACTCGGGAGGATTCGACATCTACCAGATATCCTCTCCTCTGATAACAGTGTCCGTATGGAGGCCGAACGGCAAGCAATCAATTCCCCCGTCCAGGCTACCGCGAGTGATCTTATGCTCTTCTCGATGGTACAGCTCGCGCCTCAGCTTGACCCGAGAACTGCTTTCCTTGTCGGTACGCTCCACGACGCGATCTTCATCCAAGTCCGCGAAGACTCCGTCGAAGAAATAGCCCCGCTCATCAAGGAGGTCATGGAGAATTTGCCACTCAAGAAGACATTCGGGGTGGATATCGACATCCCCATCATAGCTGACGTAGACTACGACAGGCATTGGACCGGCACGCCTGACGCATCGGGATTGGGGATCGTGTATAATGAGTAACATGAAACTACTCATGTCGCCCGCCGAGGTTGGTCGTATCGTCGGAGTGCGTCCCAGGACTGTGGCGCGCTGGTGTCGGGAGGAGAAGATAGAGGCACTAAAGGTCGGCCGAGTCTGGCGTGTGCATCGCACCACAGTGAAGCGTCTCGTGAAGAAGGGTCTCTGATGCCGGGGATGAATCAGTCCCGCATCAAGATGTTCCGTCGTTGCCAGAAGCAGTACGCGTTCCGGTATGACTACGCTGAGGACGGGATGGAGCTCGTGCCGAAGCGACCGAAGGTACAGCTTCGCAGGGGGACGTGGCTGCACGCACTACAGGAGGCCCACAATCGACAGTGGGCACGCGAGAGTGGCTTCAAGATCAAGTACACACCGTGGCAGGACGTACATGCCCAGTTCTCAGAGGAGTACGACGGACTGTTCGACGAAGAGAAGGAGGAATACGGTGACCTCCCGACCGAATGTTGGCGGTTGTTCAAGGGGTACCTGCGATTCTGGAAGAACGAGGCAGAGCAATACAGCGTCGCAGCCCTCAAGAACGGTAAGCCCGCCATCGAGTTCATCGTCCAATACCCACTACCTAAGGTCGGTAAAGGCTTCCCCTTCAAGGGTAGGCTCGACCTCATGGTCGAAGACATGGAGTACGGGGGACTCTGGATCAGGGATGCGAAGTGGGTAAGGAGTATCCCCGACGATGACGAGAGGATGATGAGCCCACAGAACTGTATGTACGTGTGGGCAGGTCGTAAGCTAGGCTACGATCTGCGCGGGTTCATCTACGACTACGGACGCACGAAGCCACCAGCTATCCCACAGATCCTGAAGAAGGGTGTCCTCTCGACGAGGCAGCGAATGGACACCGATTACTACACCTATCTGTGGGCGATCAAGGAGTTACACGGTGAGATGTGGAAGGACTACGCGAAGGCCTACTACCGCGAGAAGCTCTTGCAGCTCAAGGATCGGGACGTGTTGTGGTATCGCCGAGAGCGAATACCTGTCGAGGATGAGAAGATCAAACAGGCACTGCTTGAGTTCCTCGTTTCCGTGCGTGACATCCAGCGTCGTAGCAAGTACGCACCACGCTCTTACTTCTATAACTGCCGTTGGGGGTGCGAGTACCACAGTCTGTGTGTGGCTGAGTTTGCTGGCCTCGACATAGACCCGCTCATCAAAGCCGACTACACAACTGCAGAGGAGAGATATGCCTCGGAGCCGGACCTCCTCGCGGACTGACCGTAGCCAGGTCAGCGAGCGAGTTCGCAAGAAGATCAAGCACGCGAGCCAGCTACCGCAGAATCAGAACTTCTGTCTCTACGGTGACTCAGGTGTGGGTAAGACACGACTCGCTGCATCGGCTCCGAAGGTGCTAGTCGTAGACGTGAACGACAAGGGCCACGATAGCGTGAGGCGAGACATCGACCCCATGTTCTATCCCTGTACCCACTGGGCTGAGATCAACGACATCTACTGGTTCCTACAGGAGGGGGACCATGAGTTCGAGTCGGTGGCTATCGACACGGTCTCGAACCTGCAGAACATCTGCATGGACTTCGTGATGGGTGACGAGGTGAGCAGAGACGCGTCGCGTGACCCTGACATGCCCTCGAGGCAAGCGTGGGGCAAGGTGGGGAAACTGATGAGAACGCAGATCATCAACTACAGGAACTTGCCGATGAACGTGATCTTCGTCGCCCAGCTACGCGCCAAGCAGACGGGGGATGATGAGGATGACGACAGTGAGATACTGTACGGGCCCGAGGTGTCGCCGTCTATCGAGAAGACATTGAAGGCTGCAGTCGGTACTATCGGTTATCTGACGAAGAGGGAGGTGGTAGTCCGTAACAAGAAGACGAAGGAAGCGCGCAAGGAGGTCAGGCGCCGGCTGCTCCTAGGCGATTCGGAGCGCTACATCTCGAAGGACCGCAACGGTGTGTTCCCTGACCACATCGACGCGCCAGACCTCGCGGACATGTTGACTGCGATCTACGAAGGAGGAAAGTAGTGGCCAAGAAAGTCAAGATCGACTTCAGTGGAGTGGACAAGGAGATCCGCTCAGGAGGCAGAGCTGCTCACGTACCGGAGGGCGATTACCTCGCCAAGCCGGTGAACGCAGAGCTTCGCAAGTCGGAACGCACTGGAGGCAGATACTTCTCCTGGCGCTTCCAGCTCCTCGAACCCAAGAAGTACAAGGGGAAGACCCTGTACGACCGCACGTCCCTCAAGCCAGACGCACTGTGGAATCTGCGCAATCTGATCCACGCTGCGACCGGCAAGAACATCGCGGGCAAGGTGCTCAACTTCGACCCGGAGGCCGTGTACGGCAAGCCCGTCACGATCACGGTGGAAGACGACGAGTACGAAGGCAAGATCCGCTCGCAGATCGTCGACTACCAGCCGGCGGACAAGTTCGAGGAGAATGGGGACGAGGATGAGGACGACGATGAAGATGATGATGAGGAAGAAGAGGAGGAAGACGACGAAGAAGAAGACGAGGAAGATGAAGATCTCGAAGACGTAGACGTGGAGGAGCTGTAATGCAGATCAGGATCGTCATGCACTACGACGTGCCGGAGGCTGACCAGGACCCGGAGAACGACACTGGGATGACCAACGACGCCTTCGAGAAGCTTCACGACACGCTACAAGAGATGGGGATGGACGACATCACCATCACGAAGAAGGTTTAGGTTCCGCTGCGCGCGGGAGGGAGGGGACCCCTTTGCGGTGGGGTCTCCTCCCACTTTTGGTATACTTACATAGTCATGTCACGCCAACCCGAGGGAAAGCTCGTAGCCAACACTCGTCGCATGTTGCGGCAGAAGGGCGCTCGAGCGTTCAAGATAATGGGGGATGCTGAGTCTTTCCAGGAGGTTGGCATACCGGACCTGCTCGTCTGCTATAGAGGCAGGTTCTTAGGGCTAGAGGCGAAGATGCCGGGGAACACACCCACCACTAAACAGCTAGTGGTCCTCGACGAAATCGTGAGCGCTGGGGGATACGGCGCGGTCTTCACAACGGTCGAGCAGGTGTCTCGCATTCTGGCGATCATCGACCGGGAGGTAGAGCTTGGCTCGCATAGCCGTAGTCGCTTCTATCGCTACGATCTTAGCGGCGACACCCGACATAGCAAGCGCAAGCAATAGGCACCACCCAGTACTCAGGCATCATCGCGGCATCGTCCATAACCTTCTATGTATCCATCGCTACGAGGGCAGTTGGTCTGACCCTTACTCACCTTACTGGGGTGGGCTACAGATGGATATGTCTTTCCAGGGAACGTACGGAGGGCGTTTCCTTCGTCGATGGGGCACGGCAGATCACTGGCCAGTGTGGGCACAATTAGTAGCTGGGGTGCGCGGGGTGATCGCGCGAGGCTACAGTCCCTGGCCGAACACAGCTCGTATTTGTGGGCTGCTGTGACGTGAACCGCGTTCAGCGTGACGTGAACGTGTCACCCGACATGACCTGCATCCGTACGCGTCTTCTATTGCGTGCTACAGTGATGCCGACACGCTGATCGTCGTCGAGTGTGAGGGTGGGGGATGAGGCTGACACCCCCACCCTCTCCTCGCAGCTGACGGACGGAGAGTCTGCTGCGCTGGCCGGTGAGCGGCGGCCAGTCTTCACCCCCGCAAGGCGGTGGGGATTACTTCTTGCCCTTCGCCCCTGGCCGCGGCAGATGTCCCGTATACCGACGCGCCGCGACAAACCCACCCCCGAGGAAGTTCTTGAGGGGAATGTAGGAGTTCACTGTCCCCGTGTGCGGAGACTCCTGGATCATGCCATGCCCTACGTAGAGGCCTACATGATTGGGACCCGCGTGACCTGGTTCCGTGAACACGGCGTCACCTGGCTGTAGGTGCTTCAGATCAACCGGCGAGCCTTCCTTGACCTGCTCGTAGGTCGTGCGCCCGATCTTCACACCCACATCCTTCATCACGTTCTGCAGGAACCCGGAGCAATCCATCCCTCCCTGACGGGAGGTGCCACCCCACTTGTACGGGACGCCAAGATACCCCTTCGCGGCTTGCACGATGCCATGTACACCCCCGCCACCTTGTAGGTCCACAGAGAAGCGTGGGACTTGACCCATGCCTTGCAGCGCTGAGTTGCCTGCGTTACCCTTGTGCCCGCCAGGCAGGAACTGTCGCCAGTCTAGTGCACCCAAGTCAGACGCGAGCTTTGGTTCCTCGACTCCTGGGGGGTCGGGCATGTCAGAGGGCCCCATCAATTTCTGCGCTAGACCAAGCATATCCATCTGGTGTGTGGGGGCGCTATCACCCAAGCCGGCTGAGGCAGTAAGGGCCGGCAGCGATTCCTGGGGAGCAGCCCCCACGCTTGTGGGGCTTGGTAAACCGCCGAGGATCTTCTGTACGTAGGCCTTTGTCTCAGCGAATGGGGGGACCCCGCCATACTTGGCCACAGCACCAGGGCCGGCATTGTATGCGGCGAGGGCTTCGCGCCAGTTGCCGAACTTCTGCTTCTGCTCGGCGAGGTACCGTGCACCGCCCATGATACTCTGGTGCGGGTCGTATGGGTTGGAGACGCCTAGACCCTTTGCTGTCTCGGGCATCAGTTGCATCAGACCGACTGCACCCATGGGCGACTCGGCGCCGGGATTGCCCCCACTCTCTGCCATGATCTGGCGCTCGAGCAAACCCACAGGGATGCCGTACCTGGCTGACGCTTCCTGGATGCTGCGTGCGAACTTGCTGAGGTTAGCCATTACTTCCTACCTGCCTCGAGCGGGGGTGGCTGCATCTTCTTGAGCATGTCCTTCCACCTCGTGGAGACGTGGCCGATGGGACCTGTGCGTCCGCCGTAGTCCCAGATCTTCGATGCGGCAGTATCCATCTCCTTCTCGTTCTTGGCCTGAGACATGTACTGTCTCGCCTCACGCGCGATCTCTGGGGTGAAGAACTTGTGCTCCACCATGAACTGAATACCTGCCTTGGCGCGATCCGAGGCTGGTAGTGACTTGAACGACCTCGCCCCGTACTTCTGGGCGTACTGGTACTGATAGATGTCGCGGTCATGGACGGCGGCTATGTCGTGTACCAGCATCGCCTTGTCGCTGGCTGAGAGCGGTGAGCCGTTCTTCTTCGCGTAGATCTTCAGCTCCCTTGGGAGCTGCTTCATGGTGTAGTCGTGGCGGAAGTTGATCTCGTCGGGCATGCTCAGCGATTGCTCGTAGTCCTTCATGCCGAGTGCGGCAGTCTTCGGCAGGTTCGTGAGCTTCTCGTACGGTACTCCCATGAACTGCTCCAGCGCCCCGAGTCTGGACTGCTCGAAAGTCCCGCCTCCATGCTTAGAACCCACAAGGGCGTGATAGACACTGATCGGCTTGAAGCGATTGATGAGGTCCTGGATCGGAGTCCTGATGCGCTCGTTGCCGCGAAGCGCGTTGCCGTACTTGTCTCGCCCCAACGCCCACTCCGTGATCGAGGAGGGTGTAGGTGCCTCGAGGGCACCGAGATTCTGGGTCTGGCCGTGCGTCAGTCCACCCATCGCCTGCATCAGCTCACCGGGCGTCGAGAACGGACTGATCACGTTGGTATCGAGCAGACCTCTACCACCCTTACCGATGGGGAGTGAGGTTGCCAGCCATTCGGGGACCATCCCGCCAGCCTTCTCGTACGGAGCCTCGACCTGCTTCTCACCATGACGTGCAACCTGCGCTCCCACAGTGGCCTGGAACGGGTGTTGGAAGGGGAAACGCCCCGCCCATGATGTTGCCCCTCTCGTCCAGCCCCATGCCGTGAACATCTTCTGGAACGTCGCACGCTCAGCTGGCGACATCTCGCTGTAGTCGATAGCCTCACGCTGTGCCTGCCGCGCGATCATGCGGAAGCGCTGTGGGTTGTTCTTGATGAGCTTCGACCAGTCTTCAGCATTGTGGTAGCCGTATCGCGCTAGCTCGTGTACGAGGCTTGCGTTGCGGAATGGCGCATCGTCCACAGCGTGCCACATACGAGCAGCCTTCGCTGCGAAGTCCTTGTACTTGGCGACTGGCTTGAGCTTCTCGAGTCCCGCCGAACCCAGCTTCGTCTCCTCACTGCCCATGCTCGCGCGAGTGATACCACCACCATAGTGACCCGAACCTGCGGAGTTCTCGAAGAATGCTCGGTCCTCAGGTGACAGCTTCGGTAACTCGTGTCGAGCCCTGTTGAAGTTACGGAAGGCGAACGCACCAGCCTGCGAGAGGTGGAGGACCCCATTCTGAACTGCCCACTGGAGGTATGCTGGGGTCATGAACCTACCCGAACGAATGATCTGCGTCACGTTGTCCATCGGCTGTAGGAAACTACCGACGCCAGCCATCTTTTCACTCGGTACTGGACGCATGGCGTTGAACGCCTTCTTCGGCATGAAGCTGTAGTCGTCGGGGTTCTCACGAACTGCATCCTGCCAGTTCTTGCCGCCCTGTACCATGCCGTGCCACTGATCAGCGATAGCTTTGTTGTTACTGTAAGCCTTGAAGTTCTTGATGATGTCCTCGCGTGACTGCGGCTTCTTGATCGCTACGTAGTCATCGAGATTGTGGAGGATGTGGTCGTTGGCACCCATCCCACCGTTCCAGAGATTGTGCCACTCCTCGGCATGCACCTGCGCTGCACCCTTGCCGTAAGCCTCTTTCTGTGCCTCAGCGGGGGAGATGCCCATTCTCTCAGCTTGAGCCTGCGTCAGCGGGCGAGGAGCACCATGAAGATCGTGCAACTCCTTGAGGATCTGCTGCTCAGCGACCCCGCGTTGGATCTGAGTGTTCATCTCGAGGTCAAGGCGACCGAGCTTGCCCCAGCGTGCCTGGAGACGATTCATCACCGGGCGTGGTAGCTTGTAGTACCGACCGAACGCACGGATATTCGGCGTGCCGTGGAGATCACCAGCCATGGCGCGCTCGGTCATCTTGTCGATCCCCATCTGCATGAGGGCACCGATAGAACTCTTGGCGGTCGGTGGTGTGATCGTGTGCAGCGTCTCACGTCCTGCCTCGTCAAGCTTGTCGTTGGCATGCTGCCTGAGCGCCTCAGCGAGGTTCTTCTCCTGCTCAGGCGTCAACCCGCCACCCTTGCCATGGAGGTTGACCTTCGCTACCTGACCGTCATCGCCAATGATCGCTGATGCCTGCACATGCCCGTGAGGACCATGGACTGGCATGATGTCTGCGTGCCCCAACCCGGGCGGACCGAAGATCGACTCGGCGGGGTTCTTCGGATTCGCGTAGATAGGCATGCGTGGGAAGTGGTTACCACCCAGATGTGCAGGCGGTACGTAATCTTCCTTGTGGAAGCCGTGGGAGTCGAAGCCTGCGGTATCGAAATGCCTGTCCGGGATACCAACGCTGATGCGTCGCTCATAGCCGTGAGGCGCCTTCAACCGCGAAGCGATCTGAGCTGCCTTCTCAGAGGCGCTAAGGTCGACACGGCCTGCAATCTCTGCGATATCTCCTGCCTTCAACGCTGCCCCTGCGCCTGCAGTAACGAAGGGTAGAATGTTCAGGCCTGCCTCGACTGGGTTCTTGAGGTCCCACAGTGGGTGCGTGAACGTCTGCCTGTAGCTGTGGAGCATCTCTCCACCCAGGCCCTTGAAGTACGCGCCCTGGCTCCCCGGATCTCCCCCACCCGGGTGTAGACCCATGGCCCTCGCAGTTGAGTACCCGAGGTGTGCACCTTCCTTGTAACCATGTACAGCGAGGTCAGCGACACCCGGACCAAGCCCTGTACCCAGCTTCGCAATCGGCGTAGCGACACTTTTCTGCAGATAGTTAGCAACGGGGCCGAAGGTCATGAGTCCACCCAACCCCATCTCCTGCACACCCGACGGCATCTGTTGCTGCTTCTTCGCCTCTCGCCCGATCTGCTTCAATTGCTGCCTGAATTGGGGGGTGAAGGCTGCCTTGTTGACTCGTTGCTTCCATGCGGGGCTGTTCATGTTATAGTTGTTGTTGGCCACAGCGAACTGCAGGTCCTGATGGTTCTGAGGCATGCTGGGGTGCGAGTTGATGTGGGCCTGCATCAGCGGGGTTGGATTCATGATGAGCTGCTTGACCTGCTTTGGCATCTTCTTGAGCCCGACCACATCGTCGGACCAGATGTGGTTCAGCGCCTGCTGTTCGTGCTTACTCGGCTGCGCCTGCGCGAGTGGGACTCGCGGAAGATGCTGTATGAACGAGGGCAGGCCGGCCGTCAGCGGGTTCTGTGGCCGAGGCCGACGACCGACCTGCGCGACTGCACCCATGTTGATCGGAGAGGGCCGGGGCACATTGTGGATGTGTGGGATCCCTGGCAGCGGGTGCAGGCCTGGAGGTCCACCCAGTTGCGGGAGCCTGCCTCTAAAGCCCTGCCCCAGGCGAGGCAAGTGACCTGGACCGAGGAACTGTTCGCCGACTGGCATTACGGACCGAATACGCTAGGCGGGTTCTTGGGCGTCTTCTTGGGCTTCGGGGGCGGTGGGGCGATCTTCTGACCCGGCTTCCAGTTCTTCCATGCGGGGTTCTGCGCACGGATGAGGTTGATAGTGCGCTTCCTCCCGAACTGTGGGTAACTCGCGCGTGCGAGAGCGAACAGCCGATTCGGGTCGTGGACGACATGCCCCGAGGCTGGCTTCGATTCGATGGCGATCTTGTACCACTGCCCCACGGGCTTGCCGTCCTTGCCCTTAGGCCCATGGTGTGGATCGAAGTACTCACCCGAGTGAGACTGGAATGCTGAGTTGCCGTAGGCGCCGGGAACGTAACTGCGAACGTGGGTGCTGATGGGATGACCCCCACCCATGGAGCTCTGTACCAGCGAGGTAATGTCCTTGGACAACCCCTCCGCTAGTTTTGCCTGACCGACCTTCGCGGTCTGATTCTCGTGGTACTGACGCTGCTTGAATTCTGCTACAGAGAGGCCCATGCGCTGCGCCGCGAGACGGTCAGCCCGCGTGACGTGCTGCCGCTCGATGTTGATCCGCTGCTGCTCCTGCCCGATGCGAACGCCGGCCTGTTTCGCAGCCCTCGTCGCTAGTGCATCACGGATCTTCTGGGAGTGTAGCGAGGCCTGCTGCACCTTCCAGTCACGCTGCGCCTTCAACCTCTCCAGATGCTGCTGGGCGATACTCTGCTTGAACGCTCGCTCCTGCTGGACGAGGTCGTTGAGCTTGGAGTTGACGAGGTCTGACTTCGCACCAGCGTTCTTGTCGATCTGATCTTGTAGCTGCTTGATCTGATCGTTGAAGTATGCGTCGGACTTCGCGACATCCTCCGTTCTCATGGCTGGGAACACCTGACCAGCGAACTTCTGTGCTGCCACAGTGTCAGTCAGGGCGTTGCTCAGCGACCCCAGTACGCCAGCGCCCTGCTCAGACGGTAGGACACCCTCGGCGGGAGCGAGTGCGTCGGTAAACGTACCAGACGTCACAGGCCCACCCATCTGCTGAGCAAGTTGCTGTGCCTCCTGCGCCTGCTGCTGATGGAGCTGATTCATGCGCGTGCCCGCGGCCGCGAATACTTGCTGTGCAATCGACTCCGCCTGCTGAGCACCAGCCTGCACCTGATTCGCGGACTGCTGAACGTACGGCTGCAACGCCCCAAACTCTGCACCGATGGTCTTCTCAGCCGCAGTTTTTTGCGAGCCGTATGTTCCCACCTGCGCCTGAAGCGGGGCGTTCTCACCAGCAATCGCAGCCGTAGCTTGCTGCTCCGCAAGCTGCTGCAACTGCGCGTAGGTATACGGCTGGTTGATCGGGTTCTGCGGCTGCGTCTGCGTGGCCATTACTGTGGGCTAATACCCGGGTTGGGGATGCCGATAGGCGGCAATCCGATTGGCTGGACTGGCGGCCACGTCACTGCCCCACCAGGACCGAAGCCGTGGATGACGTGAGTCGGTGGGTGGAGCCGTGCATTGACAGCAGCCCGTGCCCAGTTCGGTACGTACCCAGTTCCTACGCGACCACTCATCACGCCAGGATGGTGGGCCATCCACGTCTCAGGCGATACGTGACCGCCAGGCGGGATGATACCTGGGGGTTGGAGACCTTCCCAGATCCCGCCTGGTGTCTGGATAGGTAGATGGATTGGTTGACCACCCCACTGACCCGGTGGAACGTCGATATGACGAGGCGGTATCGGGATAGGTAGATGGATTGGTTGACCACCCCACTGACCCGGTGGAACGTCGATATGACGAGGCGGTGGGACGGGACGACTTCCCCCTCCGTAGAGGTCACCCCACGCTGGACCTGAGTAGTCTGGGGGCGGGCCTGGAGTCGGGTAATCGACCCCTGAGCCACCGGGACCGAACCAGTGGATGCCGGGTGGAGGACGACGGATCATGTTCGGGTTCGCCATGCGCGAGCGTGCAGCCTGGATGAGGCCATGCACCATGTCCTGTTCCTCGGGGTGCAGTCCACTCATCGGGACCACAGCCTCAGGCCCCTTCTCACCGAGGATTGCTGGCGTCGGGCCATCGACCTCGCCACCACGAGCCATCAGATACATCTTGATGTTGTGGACCACGTAGCCGTTGGCGACGTAGTTGTGAGCGGGGTGATCGACGTGCAGGTTGAACACGGGTGAAGGCGTACCCTTTTCCGACGAGAACTCTGAAGCGCTCAGATCGTGAGCATTGAACAGCCGCTTCGCTGCGCCCAGTTGCACCCAGTTCTCGCCATCCCACACCATGTGGTATGGAGTGCCGATCAACGACCCGTGTCCGTTACGCGCCTCGATGACGGTGTGCGGATCGGGGTGGAAGTCGACGCGGGTGACCTTCGACTCCACGAGCTTTTTAGCCTCGGTGTCGTAGGAAAGTACCGTATCACCCTGCTGGACGGCGTCGATGCGCTTCTCACCATCAGGCGTGGAGATCATCGTCTCAGCGACGAAGCACCCAACCGTCCGGTACGGCAGCGTGGAGTAGCTGTCTGATCCGGCAGAACCGGGCGTCCCGGTCGTAGTGCCACCACTGGTGTCACCGGGCGCGGGCGTTGGAGCTGGTGCGGGTGCTGGCGCTGGCGTTGAGGTCGAGGGTTGCTGCTGCTGGGACGTGGTGTAGCGGTCCATCGCACCTGCGAGGTCAATGTCGTTCTGGGTGTTGTAGGCGCTGATCGAACCTCTCGCGTCTTGTAGGGCGGCGGCCATGTCGATTGGGAGGCCCAGCTCAGTCGTAGCGATATCCGAGACGTACGGCTGCTCAGCCTGCGCCTGCTGCACGGCACGCATTCCGCTGAACAGGGTACCCTGCTGCTGCATGAGCTGGGTGTTGGCGATGATCGCCTGCTGACGCTGCGCCTGGTCCTGCGCCTCCCTGAGCTGTGCGGCCTGCAGAATCGAACCCGGAACGAACTCACCATGAGCACCGGTGTACCCGAGCTTGGCGATCGCGGCGTTGTAGAGCCCCTCCTGAGCCTGGCGATTCTGAGCCTCGTTGGCGTAGTACGTGGCATCGAGGTGTAGACTTGGATCAGTCGGGGGTGCAGGTAGACCCATCAACTGAGGGAGGTAGTACTGAGACCAGTCCTCGCCCATGGGATTGGGACCTGCACCACCGATGCCCGAGTCGGTTTGCGGGTTACCGGCATAACTACTCATGTGGGCTGCACCTGCCAATCGAATTGGATTCCGCCCCCTGGGGCGTTGGATGCGAGATTGATGGTGAAGGCATTGTTAGTCCTACCTGTGATCCAGAACCCTCCAGCACCCCACACCGTCGGTGCGTTGGTACCTTCGGGGGTTATTGTCACGGCGTTCGGTAGACCGAGGTTGTGAGTGACAGTAACAGTGCTAGTTCCTGCTGCCACAGTGGCGATCCCAGCCTTGAGCGTAGATGCGCCGCCGATAGCCCCGATCTGAGACTGTAGCGCTGCAATCTGCGCATCGTAGACAGCATTGACGAAGTAGATGAGCATCGTCCACACTGTCCACACTTGCTGGTCGACTGGCGACCTCCGCATGGGCTTCTGTGGTAGTGTCGTCTGCGTAGCCATTAGTAGAACTCCGTCACGATTATCATGCCTGCTGCACCTGCTGCACCTGCGACGGTTGCGGCCTGGCTCTGGTTGTTCTCACCACCAGATCCGCCACCACCAGGAGAGTTTCCCACGTTACCCGTAGAGGTAGTCGAGTACGCAGCCTGGCCTCCTCCGCCACCCCTCGCTGCCGATCCACCCGCACCACCCATAGCTGTAGTTGCTGCAAGTGCCATTCCACGTGCTCCAGGTTCGCCAGTCATTGTGATACCACCAGTGCTGCTGCCCGCAGCTCCACCTGCACCACCATTCGCGTACATCGCTGGAGGAACTGCCTGAGCAGCCTGACCTCCACCACCCCCACCTTTCGCTACGACTACAGTAGTGCCGAAGGTCGTGTCGCCGCCAACATTACCTGTCGCGTTAGCGACTCCCGTACCGCCAGCTCCAACAGCGTAGGCGTAGGTTGCGGCTGGGCTAGCAATTACCGAGGAAGCGTATGCTCCACCGCCTCCTCCCCCTCCTGCAGCACAGTTGCTTGCCGAGGTACTCGGTGCGCCTCCACCAGCACCCCCTCCACCGATACATTCCACCTGGATCGCACGACAGCCTGCAGGCGTGGTGTAAGTACCCGACCCTGTGGTGAACACCTGGCGCGTTGGCGCAGGTGATGGTACTGGGCCGTAGAACTCGGTGACCACGATCAGGCCTGCACCGCCTGCTGCTCCAGCCGCAGCTGCCGAGCCATTGGCAACATTCCCGGCACTGCCTCCGGCCCCGTAGTTCCCAGCCAGAGGAGCGACACCCGCACCACCCGATGAGCGGATGCCGCAATAAGTCCCGAAACGACCGCCCGGCGCTCCACCACCAGCACTAATCCCGATCGTGGCGCTGTAGGCCACCCCAACCAATGCACAAGCCCCGATAACGATTACCTGGCCCGTAGAGGAGGATGAGGCCGCTGGCGGCGTATTAGCCCCGATAAAGGTCGGAAAACTTGTACCCGCAGTGCCACCATTACCTCCTGCTCCTGCAGCAGCAACAACGATTGTGGTACCAAAGGTGGTATTCGTCGGAGTCGAGCCCGCATTGTTGCCAGCAGCACCACCCGCACCACCCGCTGGAACCGTATAGGAGTAGCTAGCACTTGGATTCTGGATCAAGTGGTTGACGTAGGCGCCACCACTACCTCCCGCACCGCTACCGTAACCACCAGCCGCAGTAGCACAACCTCCGCCGCCCCCGCCAGGTCCTGTCGCCTCTACCAAGATAGCAACGCAGCCTGCAGGGGTGTTGTACGTACCTGAAGTAGCCGTCAAGACGGTCTGAGTCGGAGCCTTGCCTCCACCGACCACGATGCAGACCCAGCTCGTGCCGTTCCAGTAGTACAGTCCGTTCTGGGTAGTGTCGTAGTACAGTTGACCCAGAGCTGGCGAAGCCGGCGCTGAAGCCAAGCGTGGTGGTTTGAGGGTTCCTGGGATCTCTGGCATTATCCGATGATGGTCACGAGCTTCGTGTTCGCTGATACGGAGGCAGCGTAGGTGACGGTCACATCGCCATTCGATGCCACTGACACGTCGGGGAACTCAATCGCTCCTGTGGTGTTGTCCTGCACCTGGACATGCAGCGCCCTCGAGGCGCGCAACCCGTGGGTGGCCTGTGTGATCGTGATGGTGGTACCTGCACCGTGCGTCGCGGCATTGTTGTAGTACCGCGCCACAGTGGAGTCGACCTGGATGGAGTCGGGGTTGACGGTGATGCCACCAGCAGCTGCGGCGATAGCGTCGATGGTGTTACCGGTCTTTGTGAGGCCCGCGCCGGCGATCAGTGATCCCGCTGACGAGAACAATGTCCAAGTGATCGCAGTCGTGCCCAGAGTGCCGCCAGTGTCCGCCGTACAGATCCACCCAGTGTCAGCGTTCACCGTACCGTTCTCGATCCACGTGTAGGAACTGGGGACCTCGGTCCAGGCATCCATATCAGTCGCGCGTGTCCAGGTACCGTTGGCGCCTGTACCCAGCGTAGTGACAGTGTAGATGCCGTTCTGGTTCGTGGTCGTCTGATCCTTGACGAGAACGCGATCGTTGGCTGCGAGCGTCACACCATCCAAGGTACTAGGAGCGCCACCAGCGAGGGTTGCGATGTTCGCTGTGGTCGCAGCGTGACAGGATGCCTTCGCGTCGAGACCCTGCACCAAGCCATCGACGTAGTTCTTCGTCGCGCTATCCTGCGGGTTGACAGGGTCAGCCTGGTTCGTGATCCGCTGGGAGTTCAATGACACCGACGCCGTTGGCGCGGTGATCTGATCGAGGCGCTCGTTACCAGGCATCGCCTGATTCGCGCCCAGTCCGAGTGTGCGCCGCGAGCCAGTACCCGCAGCAGCATCAGTTGCGAGGGATAGCTTCGACTCAGCGATAGCCGCAGCAGCGTTCACGTCGGCATCGACGATCACGCCAGCAGCGATCTGTGGTGAGGTCGCCGTACCCGCGAGGTCTCCAGCGAGCTGAACGATACCCTTGCTTGAGGTCGTAGCGTCAGCTGGAGTACCTCCGCCAGTCGCGTCAATCCACGCACTGCCGTTCCACCAGTAGAGCTTGTTGGCAACTGTGTCGTAGTAGAGCTGGCCCGTGACCGGTGACGACGGCGCTGCCGCCAAGTTTTGGATCCGCATGTTGCGGGCCTCGAGCTTGACGAAGTCTAAGTTGTTACCGAGGATTGGCATTAGTTGAGATACGCCTTTCCTGAGGTTGCGTTGCCGAAGTTGATGGTCACGGTGTTAGCATCCGTGTAGACTATGTCAGGCCACAGCTCGTTGCCAGATGAGTCCACTACGTCTACGGAGGGGAACTTACCCATGTTGTGGGCGATGGTCCAACTCGCAGCTGCTGTACCCTGGGTAAAGATGAGCGTGGCAATCTTGCCCAAGCCGATGCCGCTGGAGGGGTTGATGTTGGAGTCGTCGATGTTACCGTTGAGTACGGTAGCGACGGCGTTGAAGTTTGCTACTACATCTGAGATCTTCTGTGGTTGGCCATCGACCAGGTTGCCGGGGTTGACTATGGTGTAGGTCGTCATCTAGTAGTACTCCGTGATGACGATGATTCCGTTGGCCCCAGCACCACCGGTTTGCGCCCCTGTAGCCCCTACGCGAATGCTGCCCGAACCGCCACCACCGGCACCGAGTCCAGCCTGACCACCCGACGCACCCGCTGACGCAGTAGAATTCCTCGCGGCGCCGTATGGTCCACCACCAGCACCCCCGTAGCCGCTAATACCAGCACCCGCTGCAACTACGACTCCAGACCCGCCACCCGAACCGTCGATTCGGATATCACCGGCGCCCGAAGCACCGACGCCAGGGCTACCACCCTGAGTAACCTGGTTAGTTGTACCGGCGCTCGCATTCCCGTTTCCACCGCCACCCGCTTTGGCTACAATGATCGTGCCTCCGAAGGTGGTATCATTACCGGCGTTGCCGGGGTTGTTACCCGCAGCGGGCGCTGCTCCACCAGCACCTACCACATAGGCGTACGTTGCTGCAGGACTCTGGATCAACGAAGCAGAATAGCCACCGCCCCCGCCTCCCCCAGCAGTAGCAACCTGACCAGCAGTAGTAACATTGACTCCGCCACCAGATCCGCCACCGCCAACACACTCGACGAGGATAGCCTTGACACCAGCGGGTGTGGTGTAAGTACCTGACCCCGTCGTAAGGACAGTTGTACCTGCAGGTCTCGTTGGTGCTGTACGACCCCACGACCCATCACCACGAAGTGCCATCAGCGCACTGGCGGGGTAACCCGCAAGTTTGCTGGGCTGGATCGCCGCGGTGGAACGGATGTTGTTGTCGTCGATGCCGCCGTTGAGCACGGCCTGAATCGCCTGGAAGTTGGCGAGTACCTGCGACACATCCTCGGGCTGACCCGGCTGCAGGGAGGCCATGTTCACGATGTTGTAGAGACTCATGTTTGCCTCACTCCCAGTAGCTGACCATCGAGGATGCACCCCAAGATTGACCATTGCCCCGTCGGAATCGGGTAGTCACGTGAGCCCACCGGCGTGACCTTCGATCCCGCAGCGGGACTGGAGTCGGAGAAGATCACAGTGATGAACCTACCGTACACGTCCGGGTTCAACGTGGTCTCTTTCACGTTCGCGTCAGGACCCCACGTACCTGGTCCCCCGACTCCACCCCACAACTCATCGTTCCACAGGTCTGTGGTCTGGGAGAGGTCAGCGATGTGAGTCCACTTGACTGCGCCCTGGAAGTTGCGCTTGATCTGGACCGTAAAGATACCGCGGCCCAGAACGCGGATACGTCGGATGTACTTCGTAAGCAATGGTGACCCGAAATCAAACGCCGCTGTCTCCAGGATTGCCGTGAAGGGCTGTCCATCGTCAGTCCCCACGTTGTCAGCGAAGACCCAGTAGAAAGCATTGGCCGACGTTGAACCTCCGAACAGACGGACCCTGTCCTGATAGCGATACAGACTCGCGCACGCGATGGGTACCCGATCGAAGCTCCATGGCCCCAACCCTCGGACGCCCAGAGCTGTGAGTTCTGCAAGACGTGGGTAGTAGTTGATCTGCATGGTCGCGTATGCCCCGCCTGCCTCAGTGATACACCACGACACGATGTTGCCAGATGAGTAAGCCCACGCGAACTGTAGGAGGTTGTAGTTGATGACGTGAGGATCGAAGACGGGGTCAATCTTGTACGAGATGAGATCTGCCGGTGCATCACCCTGCCACCTCGCCACACCACGACGTGTGAGGTAGAAGATATCTGCCTCGTGCTGGATCACGGACCAGTGCGACTCGATCCCCTTCTCGTAGTCGAAGACGCGGTTGTAGAACAGTGCTGGGTCGTAGATGATGACGCCAGTACTGCGCTTGCCCACGATGAGATACACGCCGTCAGTAGCGAGAGCACGGATGGAGTCGCCATCGCCCTTGCGGATGTCGATCCAATTGGCCGAGGGCCACGTCTCAGCATCACCAGGTGACGAGGAGTAGACGCGGTCTGGTAGACCAAACACACCAGATAGCCACATCGTATCCTTGTAGAGCCTGATGTACTTACCTAGAGGAGCGCTGGGTAGCGTGGCATATGTAGTCCCATCCCAACTCGAGACGGTAGTACCCTCGACGAAGTAGCACTTGCCGTTGAACGTCTCCCACGACATAGGCTGACTGATAGCGAGGCCCGTTGCGATCTGAGTCCATGTCACAGTCGTCGCAGTCGGGTCAGTCGTGTAGTAGACCTTGCCCGCGCTGGTGTGAATCATGTAGTGTGGTGCTACGTCGGCGCCACGATAGAACACGTAGGTGCTGATGATGCGATCAGCACTTGCACCCACAGGGCCCATGTTCTGGCAGCCTGAACGCTTCGTGAAGCCACCGCGTTCGTCAAAGAGACCGTTCTCCGCGCGCCTCACCTCGGTCGGGGTAAGGAGGTTGGGCGCGTCCTGGATATTCACGCCCTGCTGGAAGCCTTGAGTGACGACCTCCGATTCTCTGACGCTAGTTACTTGTGGCATATGAAGGCAAGTCCATGCAGACCATGTCCGCGATGTGCGTCTCGTCCTCGAGATCGTCGTAAGCCGAGGTGTCTACGTACGGATCGTCGAGGTTGAGTTTCGATACCTCCTTGTGGATATACTGCTCGAGGGTGTCGGGTGGGTTCTTCTTCTTGTTGTAGTCGTCGATCCACGACTGTACCATCGCGCGGTCGACCGGCATGTCCTTCGGTGCTACAGCCATTGATTGTCGGGTACCACCCGCTCCTGCTGCTCCGACATCTGCCACACGTCGTCGGCCAGCATGTCCATGATCGCGGAGTCAACGCGTTGCTGCGCATCAGCCGCGAGATCCAACTCGTGAGCGCGCCTGTGTGCACGGACTAATGCTGCATCGAGGATGACCTCGTCGAGGATCTGCGGGGTCTGAGGTACGTCGGTATCGTTCACCATGTCGAGCAGGTAGCCGTCGAACTCGATATTGAACTGCATGGTGACGTTCGGTGGCGGCAGGATGTAGAGCTTGTGCTCGTGGACGTAGTAATAAGACGGAATGCCGCAGTTCTGAAGCTTGGTGAGGTCCTGAGGCAAGTACTCGGCCTCGAATTGCTCCTGCTTCATCACGAGGAGTTTCCGACGGTACGGATCTGAGGCAATATACACTCCGCTGATGTTGGATGCACCAAGGGGAGTCGCTCCAGCCGTCTGCATCACCCCATCACCAACACTCATCGGGAGTGTGACGATGGATTGCTCCCACCACCATGGGTACTGACGCGCCACGTACCGGTATCCGAAGTTGATGAGTTGCTTGCGTTCGAGAGGCTGGAACCCGTCGAACCCGCGCGCCACGAGAGCAGCGTCGTAGTCCTGCAACTGAAGCTGGCCAGTGCTACTTGGCACGTTGCGTCCTCCCAGCATTCAGGCCCACAGTGAGGGGGAGTGACTCAGCTCGGCCCTCTCGCTTGAGCGCGTAGGCGATCTCCTCCGACACTTCGCGGATTTGCTCCTTGCTCCTCTCATCTTTAGCGTCTTGGAGAGCATCGTGAGTCTGTTCCGCTTCGTCGTAAGGATCGACGTAATGACGGCTGTGACTGTCGGATCTCAGGAGACGCTCCAGAGCGCGACCATCCAGTGTCGTGCATGTGAAGACGAGTCGATCAGAGCCGTCCTCACAATGCTCCACGAACGCGTACGGCTCGGGATTGTCTGGTAGGAGTTCGATGGTCACGTTGCCGCCATAGATCTCACGGACATGGCGGACGATGGAGAGCACGTCGTCATCCAGCTCGACGACACCACGGTTCTTGTCGTACCAAGCTTTCATCGGAAGTACTTCCATCGTCCGCCTCCTATCCCGTGCGAAGGGTTACGGGATGTCGTCCGCGAGGTTGTAGATGCAGCCCTGCGTCTTCCGGCGGAAGCACCCGAGGTCGCAGTACTTGTAGAGCGTGGCCTTGTACGCGTCGGTGTCGGGGTTCTCCACCTTGCGAAGGATCGCTCCGTCCCTGTTCATCCAACGGAAGTCGTTCCCGTTGAGCTGCACCCAGAGGTAGTCATCCGGGCGGATCAGGAACATGTACTGCTTCGGGCAGTCGTCGTCGAACAGCAGCGGGAACCCGTTGTAGTCGATGTACTTGAAG